GTAAAATTTATATTTTTACTATACTTCTCTGGAGTGTAATTTATATTTAAGCAGCTTTTTAAGGGGTGCATAAGGCATATTTTGCAAGATTGTCTTTTCTTACAATCCTTAATACCTCCTAGACAATTTAAAAACAGTTAAAAGTGGTTACATAATGAATGATTTCTCCTTTCAAACCTCTCTAGAAAGGGGTGAATGTCTTGTGTATCTCTTAAAAAGCTGCTTAAAACTACTACTATATTTTAGAATCCTTTACTTACTTATGCTATGAAAGGTGGTGAGAGCATGGGAAGAAAGGCAAAAGTGGTTACAGAACCAAAAAACATTGGTAGACGTGATCCGGGAAGTACTATAGAGTCTCGAGAAAATCAATTAATCGCATTAGCAGTAGATTTAGCAGAGCAACAACTGCGAGATGGTACAGCTTCTTCTCAAGTTATTACTCACTATTTGAAACTGGGTTCAACCAAGATGCAATTAGAAAAGGAAAAGCTAAAAAAAGAGAACGAATTGCTAATTGCTAAGACAGAACAATTAGAATCTCTCAAGCGTTTGGATGGTTTATATGAGAGAGCTATCGAGGCTATGAAAGAATACACTGGTGGAGGCGGTGATTCTGATGTCTAAGTCTTACAAAGAACTTATTAAGTTAAATTCATTCGAGGAACGCTATAGATATTTAAGATTAACTGGACATGTTGGAGAGGATACTTTTGGATGGGATAGATATTTAAACCAATTACTTTACAGGTCACAAAGGTGGAAACAAACAAGAGATAAGGCCATTGTTAGAGATGAAGGCTGTGATTTAGGTATGCCTGATAGACCAATTAAAGGTCGTGTAATAGTGCATCATATCAATCCTTTAACTTTACAAGACATTGAGAAAGATAGTGACAAGCTTTATGACTTGAATAATCTCATTTGCTGTTCTCATGGAACGCATAATGCAATACATTATGGTGATGAGAGCATGTTAGATATCTTGCCACCTGAAAGAACGCCCAATGACACTTGTCCATGGAAGAAAGAGTAATGTTTATTCTTTCTAAGCAGTGCACTAGTTCTAATTCATTTTATAGTATTAACTCCTTAATATATTACTATTGATATAAGCATATAAATTTAATCCTTTCAAATAAAAAGTCAGGAAAACAATATTATTAAATTAGTGCATTGCTTAGAGGGAGTAAACAAACTAATCAAAGAGGAGATAAAAACATGAACGAATCGATATTAACATCAATCAAGAAAATACTTGGAATAGAAGAAGATTACGAACAGTTTGATCAAGATATTATCATGCATATTAACACTGTATTTATGATACTGAATCAGCTAGGAGTAGGCCCGGATTCTTGTTTTACCATAAATGATAAAGAAGCGACTTGGTCTGATTTCACTAGTGACGTAACTAACGTAGAAGCTATTAAAACCTATATGGGGTTAAAAGTTCGATTAATATTTGACCCACCAACGAGTTCATCGGTAATAGATGCAACAAATAGGATTATTTCAGAGCTTGAATGGAGATTGAACGTTCAAGTAGACCCAGAAGAGGAGGGATTATAATGTGGCAATACAATTACAATTATTCAGATGAATTGATGCACTACGGTCGAAAAGGGCAAAAATGGGGGCAGCACATATTTACTACTGTACAAGAAATTGGTGGTCGAATAAAGAAGAAACTTACCGGTAGTACCACCGACTCGTCGAAAAAATCTTCTTCATCATCTAGTTCATCCTCTAGTTCAACATCTAGTTCAACATCTAGTACTACAAAGAAAACTAAATCCATGAAGAGTATGACTAATGATGAGTTAAGAGCTGCTACAGAACGTTTGCAATTAGAGAATGCGTATAGAAATGCGAAGAATGCAGGAAAATCAAATTCGTCACAAAGTCAGACAAAAACTAAGGAAGTAGCACCTTCTCAACAAAAGAAGAAATCTGTACAAGATATGACAGATAGCGAGCTACAAGCTAAAATCAATCGTCTTAGACTTGAGGAAACATATAATTCTTATATGAACAAACAAGCAAAGCAAACTTCTGCGGGTAAAGAATTTGTAAAGTACGTAACTAAGAATGTAATAGTTCCTGCTGCTACAGATGCCGCAGTAAATGCATCTAAGCGTTATTTTAATTACTTAGCAGATGACTTTTATAAAACGTACGGTAAAGAAGGTTATAAATCTGGCGGTAATAAGAATAATAAGAATAAGAATAAGGGTAAGAAATAATGCTTTCTAATACCGCAACACCAAAATATTATGGTTTGTTCAGAGATGCTGTCGTACGTGGAGAGATTCCAGTTTGTAAAGAAATTTCCATGCAAATGAACAGAATAGATGACAAGATCCGTAATCCTGGAATTTACTACGATGATCGCGCCATAGATGGTTGGGTAAAATTCTGTGAAGCGGAATTGACATTAACTGATGGTTCGGATTTGCATTTATTAGATTCTTTCAAGTTATGGGCGGAAGATGCTTTATCGTGGTTTTACTTTATCGAGCGTAGTGTGTATGTGCCTAATAAAGATGGTCACGGTGGGCATTATATCAAGAAACGTATTAAGAAGCGATTAACACAAAAGCAATTTCTTATAGTTGGCCGAGGTGCAGCAAAGTCTATGTATGGTTCATCTATGCATTCATACGAGTTGACGTGCAATACTTCTACAACTAGACAAGTTGCAACCGCTCCAACTATGAAGCAAGCAGAAGAGGTTTTAGCGCCTATTAAAACTGCTATTACGAGGTCAAGAGGACCTCTTTTTCAGTTCTTAACAGAGGGTTCACTACAAAACACTACAGGTTCTAAAGTTAATCGTATGAAGTTAGCTTCAACAAAGAAGGGTATACAGAATTTCTTAACCAATTCATTGCTTGAGGTTCGTCCTATGACTATCGATAAACTTCAAGGTTTGCAGTTGTCATTAGCGACGATTGATGAATGGCTTTCTGGTGATGTCAAGGAAGATGTTATTGGGCCATTGGAGCAAGGTGCGGCTAAAGAGCAAAGTTCAAGCGGACCTAATGACTATTTAATTATCGCTATTAGCTCAGAGGGAACAGTTCGTAATGGAGTCGGAGACGATATCAAAATGGAGCTTATGAAGATTCTTAAAGGTGAGTACATTAATCCTCATACTTCTATTTGGTGGTATAAGTTAGACTCTGTTGACGAAGTAGCTAACCCTGAAATGTGGGTAAAGGCTAATCCAAACATCGGAAAGACAGTAACTTATGAAACTTATCAATTGGATGTAGAAAAAGCAGAGAAGAATCCAGCCGTTAGAAATGATATTTTAGCAAAACGTTTCGGATTGCCTATGGAAGGGTATACATATTACTTTACATATAGAGAAACTCTTCCGCATCCGTCAAGAGATTTCTGGGGTATGTCATGTGCAATGGGTGCCGACTTATCCCAAGGTAATGACTTCTGTTCATTTACCTTTTTATTTCCACTACAAGATGGCTGCTTTGGGATAAAGACAAGAAACTATATTTCAGAGCTGACTTTAAACCATTTACCATTAGCTATGAGAGCTAAATACGATGAATTTATTAATGAGGGAAGTTTAATTGTATTAGGTGGAACTATTTTAGATTTAGAGGAGGTTTATGATGATTTAGATAGACACATTGCGTCAAGAGATTACGACGTGTGTGCATTCGGTTATGACCCTTATAATGCTAAAGAATTTGTAGCAAGATGGGAACGAGAAAATGGGCCCTATGGTCTTGAGAAAGTTCAGCAAGGAGTACGAACCGAATCTGTTCCGTTAGGAGAGTTAAAGAAATTAGCAGAAGAGCGAATGCTATTGTTTGATGAGAAACTAATGACATTTACTATGGGAAACTGCATTGCTATTGAGGATACTAATGGAAATAGAAAATTAATGAAGAAAAGGTATGAAGCGAAAATCGATGCCGTTGCGGCTATGATGGATGCTTTCGTTGCATACAAGAACAATAAAGATGCATTTAATTAAGAGGAAGGAGATTACAATGTGGCAGTATAATTATGGAACAACATATGAAATAAGCGATGAGCTAATGCATTATGGTCGTCTCGGAATGAAATGGGGACAGCATATTTATGGGAGGCAAGCTGCTAAGGCTTTAAGATCGATAAGGTCTGCTGATAAGATTGCTGAGAGTAAGCATGCATCTTATGATAAAAAGTATAAAGCTAAGCAAAAGCATAATCGTGCTCATGATAAACTAACTTCAGTTCGTACGAAAGCTCAAAAGAAACTTGATGTTCTTGATAGAAGTACAGCTAAGCTCAATAAAAAGATGAACAAGCAGATTGAGAAAAATATACCAAAAGCTGCAAAGATGGAACAAAAAGCTGCTAAATTAAAAGCTAAAACACATGGCCGATTTACAGGCGAAGAGAAGGCCGCTGAGTATAATGCGAAAGCGATTAAGTTATCAGATAAGGCAAAATCAATTAAAGCAAAAACTGAAGCTATTCAAGCGAAATTGGATCGTGATGAACATTTTCGTCAGCAATATAAAACGATATTAGATGATATAGATCAGGCTCTAGTTAAAGAAGGTCGTGATTATATTTATGCAGAAGAATCGTAATAGTGATTATAAACCGTATACGAGAAGCGATAGCTATACATCTCAGATATACGCTATTCCTAAAAATCTTACTAAGAGAAAAAAGGTTAGGTGATATTTATGTGGAATTACAATTATACATATTCGGATGAATTATACCACTACGGTAGGTTAGGAATGAAGTGGGGGCAACATATATTTGGTTTGGCTACTTCTGGAACTTATCGTGATGCTAATAGATATGCTAAGAAAGCTGAGAAGCATAATAAAGCAGCACAATCAATACGAAGTCAGGGGTCTTCAAGAAATAATAGAGATATTGCAAAAATACATGAAGCTGCTGGTGGTACGGCTGGCGCTACTTATGGAAGCTCTCAATATTATGCTCCAGTCAATCAACATTTATGGGAGAATGGAGTATATGCATCTTCACTTAAAATAAAGTCAAAGTAATCATTTAACTCATCACGGTGTAAAAGGCCAAAAATGGGGTGTACGTAGGTATCAGAACTATGACGGTACATTAACAGCTATGGGGAAATATCATAGGCGTTACAACAAACATTGGCAACGTCGAGGTGAAATGGAAACTTATCGTAAATCTAATGATATTGTTATTTCTAAAGGTAAGAAAGTTCAGCATATAAGCTCTAAAAAAGACATTAATCTTAGTAATAGCAAAATGTATGTTGCTGTTAAAAATGAAGATAAATCAATTTATAAAGCTGCGATGGGTAGAGAGTTAGTAACATTAACTAATAAACTTCCATATAAGCATTTATATACAACAACAGAAGATTTAAAAATACCTTCAAAAGATAAATGTTATGCCGCTTTTGAGAAAGTATATAGTGCACATAAAAAGATACTATTAGAGATGTTGATGCATTTATTAATAATTATGGTGGTTCTGGTGCAATAACAAATGATGCTCTTAAATTTCGTTATGGGTCTAAACTTAGTAATAAAGAGCGTATGGAATATGGGTATAAAGCTATTAATTATTCTATGGGTATATCAACTACTAGAGGTAGAACTAAAAAGACCGCAGATAGAATAATTAAAGAATTATCTAATCAAGGGTATAATGCACTTATTGATGAACATGATGTTCGCCATAATCAAGTTCAAGCTCTTATGCCTACTATTATATTTAATGCACAAAAGAGTTTAAAAGAAACTTCTAATGTTAAGCAAATGACGATAGAAGAAATTAATGAAGCCATAAATAAAATGGTGTAGAAAAGGAGTAATTAAATGGGATTAATCGAAAGATTTCAACGAGGATTTAATGCTTTTATAAAGAATAAAGATCCGACAGTTGATTATAGAGATTATGGTCCTGGTTATGGATTTAGACCAGATAGACCAAGATTGTCCAGAGGTAATGAGAAATCTATTACTACCTCAATTTACAACCGAATAGCAATGGATGTAGCGGCCATTAAAATACGACACGTTCGATTAGATGATAACAATCGATTCTTAGAAGAAATTAACGACGGACTTAACACTTGCTTAAGTCTTGAATCAAATTTGGATCAAACTAGTCGAGCTTTTTTTATGGACGTAGTTATTTCATTGCTAGATGAAGGTGCTATTGCAATAGTGCCTATTGATACCACTGCTAACCCAGATTACACCGATTCGTATGACATTAGTTCAATGCGAGTTGGGCAAATATTAGAGTGGTATCCGCGTGATGTGAAAGTCCGCGTTTATAATGATAGAACAGGAAAGAAAGAAGATTTAACAATGTCTAAGTCAAATGTGGCTATCATTGAGAATCCATTGTTTGCCATTGTAAATGAACGAAATTCAATCATGCAGAGATTGGTCAGAAAATTAAATTTGTTAGATGCCATTGATGAGCAAAGTGGTAGTGGAAAATTGGATTTAATTATTCAGTTACCATATACATTAAAAACCGAAAGGCGACAAACTCAAGCTGAGGAAAGAAAGAATCAGATTGAACGTCAGTTAAACGGCTCAAAATTAGGCATCGCGTATATAGATGGTACTGAGAAGGTAATACAACTAAATCGATCATTGGAGAACAACCTAATGGACCAGATTGAATACCTAACGAGCATGGCATATTCCCAGTTAGGAATCACTCAGGCAATTATGGATGGAACTGCTGATGAAAAGACGATGTTGAATTACAACAACCGTACTATTGAACCGATAGTTTCAGCTATAGTCGATGAAATGAAACGAAAGTTCTTAAGTAAGACTGCTAGAACACAAAAACAATCTATTGAGTTTTACACCGATCCTTTCCGTTTGGTTCCAGTAAATGACATAGCAGAAATAGCAGATAAATTTACGCGTAATGAGATCATGACATCTAATGAAATTAGACAAGTCATTGGTATGAAACCTTCAGATGACCCTAAGGCTGATGAACTTAGAAACAGTAACATTAGTCAATCTAAAGAGGAGTCTATGGAAGATTCTTATGATGACTCGAATCCGCAGTCTGATTATTTAAAATTTTTAGAACAAAGGAGAATTCAAAATGAAGAAGGGTAACTATGATTTTAGTGGTTGGGTCACTAGAAACAATGTACTTTGCTCCGATGGTAGAGTTATTCGTCAAGATGCTTTTGTAGACAATGACGGAAAAAGTGTGCCTCTTGTATGGAATCATTCACATAGTGATTCTTTTAATGTTTTAGGGCACGCCTTACTCGAAAATAGAGAAGAAGGAGTTTATGGGTACTGTAGTTTTAATGATACACCACAAGGTAAGAATGCTAGAGAATTGGTGCAACATGGTGATGTGAAAGCGCTATCAATTTATGCTAACAAACTTAAACAAAATGGTCGAGATGTAATTCACGGTCAGATTAGAGAAGTTAGTTTGGTATTGGCTGGTGCAAATCCGTTGGCAGAGATTGACTCAATTATTTTAGCACATGGTGATGATTTCGATTACGACGAAGCAACTGTGTTCACATTTGACGGAAACGTGATCGAGCATGCAGAACCTGATGATAAAACAGAGAAAGAGGATAAAAATATGGACACTGAAAAAGAAGAAACTACTGAAAAAGAAGAAACAGTACAAGACATAATCGACACGATGAACGAAAAACAATTGAATGTTATGTACGCTTTGATTGGTCAAGCTTTAGAACAATCAGGTGCTGCTAAAGTAGCACAACATTCAAATATTGAAGAAGAAGGAGAAGATTATATGAAACATAATGTATTTGATAGAACTGATGAAAATACACAAGATGATGCATTAATGCATGGGGATATTATTGCTGATGCTATTGCAGATGCTAAAAGATATGGTTCTATGAAAGAAAGTTTTTTAGAGCATGCTGCTGCTAACAATATTGAAAATTTAGATTACATTTTTCCAGAAGCTCATGAACTTAATACCACACCAACATGGATTAATGACACTAAAGATGAGTGGGTAACTAAATTTATGGGAAGTGTAACTCATACACCTTTCTCAAGAGTTAAAACAACTTATGCAGAAATGACTTGGGAACAAGCAAGAGGTAAGGGTTACATTAAAGGTAACGAAAAGAAAAATATTGCTATGTCATTATTAAAACGTACTACTACTCCAACTACTGTATATATTAAGAACAAAATCGACAGAGACGACGTAGTTGATATTACAGATTTCGATGTAATTGCATGGCAAAAAGCTAAGATGCGTAAGAACTTAGATAAGGAATTATGTGTTGCTATGTTATTAGGTGATGGAAGAGATGTATCTGATGAAGATAAGATTAATGAACAAAACATTCGTCCAATCTTAACAGATGATGACATGTTCACTATTAAATATACTGTAACTGAAGGAACTGATTATAAGAATACTTCTAATAGTGCATCTGACAATGATTCTATTGCAAAAGGTATCATTCGTGCAGCTATTAAAGCTCGTAAAGAGTATAGAGGTTCTGGTAAACCAATGTTCTTTACTACTGAAGATACTTTGACTGAATTATTATTAATTGAGGACCAAAATGGTAGATTAATCTATGAAAGCGAAGATAAATTAGCAACTGTATTACGTTGTAGTGGTATTGTTACTGTACCTGAAATGGAAAGTCATACTGATATTTACGGTATTATCGTAAATCCTACTGACTACACTGCTGGTGCTGATAAAGGTGGTTCTGTTAACATGTTTGATGATTTCGACATTGATTATAACCAAATGAAGTACTTAATGGAAACACGAATGAGTGGTGCCTTAACTGTACCATATTCAGCAATTGTATTAAAGAAAGAAACTACTAGCACTGAAGATGCTACAGCTTAAGGAGTGAATTCAAAATGAAGTACTATGGAGCAATAGGATACGCCGAAACCGTTGATATGGGGTATGGCGAATGGAAAGAAGCTATAACTGAACGTTACTATTATGGAGATATTTTGCGAAATTCTAGACGTTTACAATCTTCTTCCGAGCAGATTAACGATCATCTTAATATTTCCAATCAGATTAGTATTGTAGCCGATCCTTATGCTTATAGTAATTTTCACAACATGAGATATTGTGAGTTTATGGGTATTAAATGGAAAGTGTCTAACATTGAAGTTCAATACCCTAGACTCACTTTAACTTTAGGAGGTCAGTATAACAATGAATAAACGAAAGGAACTTCATGAGTTATTGGAAAACGTTATAGGTAACTCTAATGTTTATTATCAACCTCCCGCATCAGTTATGATGCAGTATCCAGCAATAGTGTATTCTAGAACAAATATTTCTAATACCTATGCTGATAATTTAGCTTATAAGCAACGATATGCTTATAACGTGATCGTGATAGATTATGCTGCAGATAGTGAAATCGTCGCAAAGGTTGCAAAATTGCCTATGTGTCGATTTAACAGACATTATGTTGCAGACAATCTTTATCACGATTCTTTTATTATATATTATTAAAAGGAGATAAAGAATATGTCAAAATTAGTATGGGACAAAACAGGGGAAAGACTTTATGAAACTGGTACTAAAAATGGTGTCTTATACCCACAAGTAAGCGGCGCTTATCCAAAAGGTGTTGCATGGAATGGTTTAACTGGTGTTTCTGAAGCACCTGATGGAGCTGAAGCAACTGCTTTATACGCAGATGATATTAAATATTTAAATTTACGTTCAACTGAAAACTTCAAAGCTACTATCACAGCTTATACATATCCTGATGAATTTGCTGTTTGCAATGGTGAAGTTGAATTAGCTGAAGGTGTTACTATTGGACAACAATCTAGAAAGCCATTTGGTATGTGCTATCGAACTGTTCTTGGTAATGATTCCGAAAATGATGATTATGGATATAAATTACATATCTTCTATGGGGCAACAGCATCTCCATCACAAAAAGATTATAAGACTGTAAACGATAGTCCAGAAGCTATCGAATTTAGTTGGGATGTTGAAACCACACCAGTAGACGTAGAAGGTTATAAACCAACTGCATCAATCACTATTGATTCTACTAAAGTTGATGCTACTAAGTTAGCTGCTTTAGAAGATATTTTATATGGAAAAGATGCAACTAGTGACACTGCTAATGATGCAACAGATGCTAGATTGCCTTTACCTGATGAAATTGCAGAAATCTTTGCTTAAAATTATTTCTAGTTTTAGAAGGCTCACAAATTACAATGAGCCTTCTTTTTTATTATTGAAAGGAGAAACATTATGTTAAAGAAAACTATAACTTACACTGATTATGACGGCGTAGAAAGAACTGAGGACTACTATTTTAACTTATCAAAAGCAGAATTAATTGAAATGGAGCTTACCGCTTCAAACGATGGAATGGAAGCAATGATTAAACAGATTGTTGCAGCTAAAGATAGACCTGCTTTATTTAAAACATTTAAGAAGATTCTATTAACTTCTGTTGGCGTTAAATCACCAGATGGAAAAAGATTTATTAAAAATGACGAAATAAGAGACGGATTTGAACAAACTGAAGCTTATAGTGAGCTTTTAGTCGAACTTATTTCAGATGATACTAAAGCTGCTAACTTTATTAATGCTATTATGCCAGGCAACATTTCAGATGAAGACATGGCTAAAGCAAAACTTGAAGCAGAGAAAGCTTTAGGTATTGACCAAAATTAGAAAACGTAGGGAGATGATTTTATGCTCAGTATTACTATACCAGAACAAGAGTTTTGGGATGATCGTAAACAAGAGTTTGTGAGCGTGAAAGAGCAAACAATTCGTTTAGAGCATAGTCTCGTCTCTCTTTCAAAATGGGAATCAAAATGGCATAAACCTTTCTTATCTAAACAGGGTATGACTACTGAAGAGACCATTGATTATATAAAATGTATGACACTTACACAAAATGTTCCTAACAATGTGTATTATGCACTTACTCAAGAAAATGTTGAAGAAGTGACTAAATACATACAGAATCCTATGACTGCTACTACGTTTGGGCCTTCCCATAGTAATAAACGTAATACAGAGATAATTACATCTGAGGTTATTTATTATTGGATGATAGCTTTGAACATTCCATTCGAGTGTCAGAAATGGCATCTTAATCGCCTTTTAACTTTAATACAGGTTTGCAATATAAAGAACCAACCTGCTAAGAAAATGAGTAAGAGTGCTTTAATGGCACGTAATAAGGCGTTAAATGATGCAAGAAGAAAACAATTTCATACGAAAGGATGATATTTATGACAATTATTGTTGGAAGCGCGCGTATTGATGAAAGGAGTAAACTTAGCGGAGGTTCTGCTGGGGATCAAACCGGTAAAGAAGTTTCTACACAGAATTTCTATATGCACTCAAAAGGATGGTATGCATTGCGACCAAAAAGTGTAGATGTAGCAAACAAACTAGCTACTGCTATGAAACAAGCTTGTAACAACAATAAGATTGGTTACGACCAAAGTAACAGATCAGGTGTTGTAACTAATGTTAAGAAATATGGAACATTAGCAAAGATATCTGTAAAGACTGAAGCTGATTGCAGTTCTTTGGTTAGAGCTTGCATTTATCAAGCTACTGGAAAAGATGTAGGAGACTTTAATACTAGCTCTGAAGTATCAGTGCTAGAAAAATCAGGACTATTCAAGTCTAAAAAGAGTATTTCTAGCTCATCAGAAGTGTATAACGGGGATGTCTTAGTTACAAAAACTAAAGGTCATACTGTAATAGTTGTATCTGGTAGAGCGAGAGTATCAACTTCATCTACATCTTATTATTCTAAATACACAGGTTCATCTGGAAAAATTGATGAAGTGTTCAAAGCTATTGGTGTTCCTGAAAAGTATAGAGGAAGCTATAAGAAGAGAAAACCTGTTGCAGTAAAGAACAGTATTGCTAGCTATACAGGTTCTGCTTCACAAAACTTAAGCCTTATTGAATTAGCAAAGCAAGGTAAATTAAAGAAAGCGTAAAATTGTTATGATTAAACTTACGTCAAAAGGAGATTACTCAAAACTCACAAGATACTTTGAGAGAGTAAGAGAAAAAGTCAAACTCGGTGAGCTAGACAAGTATGGAAAGCTTGGCGTTCAGGCTTTAAGGTCAGCCACTCCGGTTGATACTGGATTAACTGCATCTAGTTGGTATTATGAGATTGAAAATCAAAATGATCGTATTAGATTAAGTTTCAATAACTCTAATGTTAAAGATGATTGGTGTAACATTGCAATAATTCTTGATATTGGGCATGGTACACGTAATGGGGGATGGGTAGAAGGTCGTGATTACATAGAACCGGCTATCCTTCCTATATTTGAAAAGATCGCAAATGATGCGTGGAAGGAGGTTACTAGCCTATGAGTAAAACAGTTGACGAACGAGTCGTTTCAATGCAATTTGACAACACTAATTTTGAGAGAAATGTTCAAACCTCTATGAATACTTTAGATAAATTAAAGTCTGCATTAAACTTTGATAACTCATCTAAAGGATTGGAAAATGTTAGCAAAGCTGCAAGTAGTGTTGATATGTCAGGATTGTCAAGTAGCGTTGAGCAAGTTAAACTTAAATTTTCAGCATTAGAAGTAATGGGTATAACCGCCTTGCAAAATATTGCGAATAAAGCAATTAATACTGCAGAAAATGTTGTATCAATGTTTACTGTCGACCCTGTTAGTAGTGGATTCTCTGAATATGAATTGAAGATGGGTTCTATACAAACTATTATGGCTAGTACGGGGGCTAGTTTGTCTGAGGTAAATGGGTATTTGGATGAACTAAATGTTTATGCTGACAAAACTATATATTCATTTGCTGACATGACAAACAACATTGGTAAGTTCACAAATGCTGGGGTTAATTTAAAGGATGCTGTACTAGCTATACAAGGTATTAGTAATGAAGCGGCTGTATCTGGTGCAAATACTAATGAAGCTTCTAGAGCAATGTACAATTTTGCGCAAGCTCTATCCGCTGGCTATGTAAAATTAATAGATTGGAAATCTATTGAAAACGCCAATATGGCTACAGTTGAGTTTAAAAATGAATTACTTGAATCGGCTGAGGCCTTAGGTACAATCAAGAAACAATCTGATGGAACTTATAGAACAGTAACGACAAATGCTAAGGGTGCGGTTATGCGTGGTTTAACTGCAACCAAAAATTTTAATGATTCTTTAAGTTATCAATGGATGACTACTGATGTGTTGGTTAAAACTTTAGGTAAGTATGCTGACGAAACAACTGATATTGGTAAAAAAGCTTTTGCTGCTGCTCAAGATGTAAAAACATTTTCTATGATGATGGATACATTAAAAGAAGCTGCTGGTTCTGGTTGGACTACGACCTGGGAGATTATCATTGGTGACTTTGAAGAAGCCAAAGAATTTTGGACCGATTTAACCAACGTATTCAGTGGCGCCATAGAAGCTATATCAACTACTAGAAACACGATTTTAGAAGGTGCATTAGGATCTAATTGGAGTAACTTAAGTGCGAAAATTACTGATGCTGGATTATCATTAAACACATTTGAAAAAGAATTAAAGAAAACAGCTAAACAGCATGGGGTAAATGTTAATAAAATGATAAAAGAGAGTGGTTCTTTTGAAGCTTCACTAAAAAAAGGCTGGTTATCGGCAGACATCGTTACTGAAACATTAAAAAGAATGTCCACTCAAACAAGTAAATCTTCTGCGTCTACGGAAGATTTGAATAAAAAACTTAAAAAGTTTCAGAAAGTAGTTAATCAAGTTTGGAATGGCGATTATAAAAATGGTGAGGCTAGAGTTAAAGCTTTAACTAAAGCTGGGTACAATTATAACGAAGTTCAAACACTTGTTAATAAAACAGTTGATGGTCATAAATTAACGTTGAAAGATTTATCTAAGTCTCAGCTAAAGGCTGTCGGTTATACGGATAAAGAAATTAAGAAACTTAAAGAATTAGCAGCTGAAGCTGAAAAATCTGGAACATCTTTAAACAGGTTGATACAAGATTTAGGTAGGACTTCAGGTAGAGATTTACTTATAGGTTCTATTCAAAATGTGCTTACTGCTATAACGAAAATTGTAACATCCATTCGAGATGCTTGGTATGAAGTATTCTCTATAGACGATCAATCTAGTTTTATTTACGACATGATTAGTGCATTTCATGATTTTACAAACATTTTAATAATTAGTGATAAAGATGCTAAAAAATTAAAGAAAACGTTTAAGGGTTTGTTTTCAATAGTAAAAACTATTACGACTCTTGTTCGCGGTGCGTTTAACACCGCTTTTTCACTTATTGGAGCATTATTGGGTAATGTTCATTTAAATGTTTTAGATTTAACTAGTGCTGTTGGAGAGGCTGCGATTGCATTTAGTGATTGGGTTACTAACGATAATGTATTTTTAAATCAGTTATTAACAATGTCTGAAGCTTTGATTGATATGGTCGCAACTGTTGTTAAATGGGGTGACTCTGCAGTTCAAGCAGGTGTTAAATGGGCTAGTAGTTTAATAGACATTAAATCGTTAAATACTATAATTACTAAAACAAATAAAATGTTTGAAGATTTTACGAAAACTATATCTAAAAACATATCGGTGTTTACTAACTGGGTTAAGAAGAATAATTTTATTAATACTGCAATGACAAATTTCACAAAAGTTATGTCCACATCTATTTCCACTATATCTAAGTGGGGTTCGGTTGGATATCAGACTGTTGTTAAATGGGCAGACACTTTCTTGAAGTTAGAAGATGTAAAGGATTTGCTTGGCAACATTAACGATTTCTTTACTGATTTAAAAAACAGTATTGTTGATTTCTTTAGTGGAAATATTATTGGTAATGTAAAAACATTTATAGAATCCTTAGTTGGAGCTAATAAGACTACACAAAAGACTATTGACGGTTTATCTGAGCAAAATCTTAAACTTCAAACTATGGGAATTAGTACAAGTGCTATTGTTTCAGGATTTAGTACTATTACAAAGAATGTTAATAAAGTTAATAATGTATCAGAATATTTTAACAATTTTTGTTCGTCTATTTCTAATGGATTGTCTAATTTCTACAATCAAGCATTATCTTATACAAAACCTATAATGAGTGAAATGACAAGTTTTACTGACGGTATTGTTAAACTTCTTACTGTTTTAAAATCTAAGTTACCTAACATTGGTTTGGGTGAGATACTAACTACATTCTTAGGAGCTAGTTTAGTTTCGTTCATTATTACAATGGGTAAAGCAGTAAATGCATTAACCCAGGTAAGTATAACTATAGGTAATAGTATTGCGGGTATATTTAATGCCGTTAAAACAGTTGTGGCCGGCATTGCTAAAATACAAACATCTATAGCTTCTAGTTTAACCAAGTTAGCAGATTCAGCTAAGAAAACAGCGGATGCTCAAGCATTTAAGACAGTTGCTGAAGCAGTTGCTATATTAGCAGGAGCTTTAATATTATTAGCTCAAGTACCAATGGATAAATTGAAAGGTGCTGCTACTATTTTAGGTGCAGTTGCTATTGGTATTATGGCTTTAACTATAGCTTCAAGTTATATGGCTAAGACCGACCTTGGTGGTGGTTTGGTAGTTAATAATGCTGCTTTAACTATAATTGGTATTGCTGTGGCATTAGGCGTATTAACTTTAGCATTAAATAAGCTTGCTGAGATAAGTATCGCTGATTTAGCTAAAGGTGTTACTGTAATACTTGCATTAGTTGGAGCTCTAATAGCAATGTTATACGCTATTAATAAATTCGGTGCAGTTGGTTCAGATTTAGAGTCCAGCGCAACATCACTATTAATTCTTGCTGCTGCGATGTGGGTATTGTCTAAAGCTGTTGCATCAATGAGTGGAATAGATGCAAAAACCATGATTACCTCACTCTTCTTGTTAGGAGAGTTATTAGGAACAGTTATTGTGGTTGCTAAGCTAGGCGGAACTGTTACTAAAGAGGCTGCTGCTATATTATTGTCGTCTGCAGCTTCATTGTTGTTGATTGCTATCGCAATAAGAGCTTTAGGAACTATCAAAGGTGAAACAGCGTTGAAGGGTATTGCAGTTATGTATGCAGTGTTTATTGGATATGCTGGATTAATGGTTGCTACTAAGCTTGCAGGTAAATATGCGGCTCAAGCGGGTGTTATGTTATTGGCATTATCTGCCTCATTAATTTTAATGGCTGTTGCAATCAAAATGATGGGTATGGTTAAAGAATCTGAGTTGGATAAGACCATATCTGTTATTGCTAAAATGATGTTAGTGTTTGGTGCAGTTGTAGCATTGTCGAATTTTGCTGGAAAATATGCTGCTAGAGCTGGTGTAATGATCATGCTTATGGCTGGGTCATTATTAATTCTATCGTTTGCCATTGCAATACTATCATATATTGATCCTGATGGATTAGACAGAGCTACCTCAGCTATTGCAAAATTGGAATTAGTATTCGGGGCAGTTATTGCTTTATCACATTTTGCAAATGGAAATGCAACATTAACAATATCTAAAATTGCGTTATGTCTTGGTATTCTTGGCGTAGCTTTAGGCATATTGTCAATGATTAATGCTGACGGGTTAGAGAGAGCTACTACAGCTTTGGTTTCTGTAATGGCGTCATTAGCTTTAGTGTTTGCTTCAATGGGGCTTATCCCGGATAGCTGTACTAAAACAGTAGGATTAATGGCATTGTTGTTAGCTGAAATGGCTGGTATAATTTACCTCTTATCCGATTTGCCAGCTGATAATGTGTTGCCTAATGTATTAGCTTTAGATTCATTGCTAATATCTTTATCTGCTTCTATGTTTATTTTATCAGCAATGAAATCATCTGTTAATGCTACTACACTTGGATTAGTTGCGATATTAGCGGCTATTGTTGTAGCTTTAGGTGTTGCTTTAGGATTATTAGCTAAATATAATCTTAATGCAAATATTGAAACTGCTGCGTCATTATCAATATTAATAGTTAGTTTGTCTTACTCGTTAATGGCATTAGCTACAATTGGTAATTATGGTACTTTTGCGGGAGCACTTGAGGGTATTGGTTCATTAGTAGCGTTAATAGCGGCTATAGTTGCTGTTGCAACTGCATTAGGTGCAATAAATGCATATTGGTCAGACTTTGATAAATTCGTTAATGGTGGTTTCGATATATTAGAAGCTGTGGGTAATGGAATTGGTCGAGTTATTGGAGCGTTTATTGGCGGTATTGGTGAAGGAATTACTGATACACTTCCAAGAATTGCACAAAATTTAACTGATTTTATGTTGGCATTACAGCCGTTTATTCTAATGGCAAATAACTTAAAAGGTGATATATTAGAAAATGTTAAAACATTGGCTGAAGCTATACTTATTTTAGCTGGAGCTGATTTTATAGATGGTTTATTAAACTTTGTTGGTTTGGGTTCAGATAGTGAAGACATAGTGACAAAGTTGGTTGCATTAGGTACTGCTATGGTGCAATTCTCTAAAGTCACGGAGAACCTTGATCCTGATTCAATGTCTAAAGTTGCAGATGCTGCTAAGTCTTTAGCCGAAGTTCAAAATGCCTTAAGTACTACTGGTGGATTTAAGGGTTTTATGCTTGGTGATAAGGACCTAGGCGCATTTGGAGATAACTTAACTAATTTAGGCGAAGGATTATCTAGCTTTTCTAAGTCAATAACTGGGGAAAATAAGATAGATCCAGAGGCTATTAGCACTGCTGCGGAAGCAATAAAACCTTTGGCTGAAATATCTAGTTCTTTAAACAATCAAGGAAACGGTTGGCTTACATGGCTTACTGGTTCTAGTGATTTAGGTGCATTTGGAGAAAACTTAACAGCGTTTGGAACTGCTTTAACAGGATTCTCTTCTGCTGTTAGTGAGAAAGGAGCTATAAACCCTTCAGCAATTGCAACTGCATGTGAAGCAAGCAAAACATTATTTGAGTTAAATGACTTAATTCCAGAAGGTCAGGATAAAGGATTTTTTGCTAAGCTATTTGGTAGTGAAGATAACTTTAGTACTTTTGGTGGCAATTTAACTAACTTCGGTACAGCATTAACTGATTTCTCAACAAGACTTGGCGATACTAGCATTGACACCTCTGCTATCACGAGTCTTTGTTCAATTGTGAAAGACAGTTTAATGCCTGCTATCGAGGCAGCTACTAGTGTTAATCTTACTGGTGCAACTAACTTTCAAACAGCCGCTAATAATCTTGTAGATGCTATAAAGAAGATACAGGATTTAGGTACTATTGACATCACTAATTTTGTTGATTCTATAAAGAGTCTAGCAGGTTTAACTTTTGATACTTCTTCATTACAAACCACTAGTGCACAAGTTGCCGGATCAGTGTCAAGCATGGTTACCTCAATTAAGAATTCGGTTTCAGGAGCTAAAAGCGGTATTAAGACTTCAATGAGTACAGCAATGGCTGGAATACCAGCGGGAATTAATGCAGGAAAAGCTAGTGCTATTACTGCTATGCAAACTCTTATGAATGCTGTTGGTAAAGTTGTGTCTGACTATAGTACCACATTGTCAACTAAAACTAAGACGATTTCAGGTGATGCTGCAACTGCTGCAAAAGACAAGCAATCATCTTTTGAATCTACAGGTAAATACTTAGCCCAAGGATTAATTGTCGGTATGGATAAAAAGTTAGATGCCGTTAAAACTAAAGCTGCTCAATTAGCTAAAGCCGCTGCTGAAGCAATGGCTGCCGCTACTGAAGTTAGTTCACCTTCTAAAGTTACGACTAAATTAGGTGAATACATTGCTGCAGGTTTAGTTGTCGGTATGGACAATATGTCCGATAGTGTTGCCGATGCTGGTTATTCAGTTGGTGATACTGCAACAAAGTCTATTTCAAATGCTGTATCTCGAATTTCAGATATGATGAACTCAGACATTGATGCCCAACCTACAATAAGACCTGTGGTTGACTTAAGCAATGTTAGCGAGAGTGCTAATTCTATCAATAGCATGTTCTCATCTACTAAACCATCAGTTGGAGTCTTAGGTCAAGTCAGCTCAATCAGCTCAGCTATGAATGCAAATCAAAATAGGGCTACTAATGATGATGTGGTTTATGCTTTGAATAAACTAGGAAAAGCTTTAAACAGCTCTTCTGGTGATACATACAATATTAATGGAGTTACTTACGATGATGGAAGTAACATAAGCAGTGCAGTACAGACTCTAGTCAATGCTGCTAGGGTAGAAAGGAGAAGATAATGGCTAATACAACTTATACAGTAAAAAAGGGTGATACCTTATCTGCTATAGCTAAGAAATATGGCACTACTGCAAAAAAGATAGCAGCTCTTAATGATATTAAGAATATAAATCTTATTTATGTAGGCCAGAAGCTTCTCATTTCTGGTACTAAATCTTCATCAACAAGTAGCAAGTCAAAGTCAAAGAAAAAGAAAACTAACAGTAATGCTCCAACAATAAATCACTTTGGTTTACAAGCAAATACTGATAGAACTATATTTGCAACCTGGACGTGGGGAAAGTCGCATGTTGATAATTACAAAATTTATTGGACTTATACAACAGGTAATGGAGTTTCTTTTATTGGGAGCAACTCCACTACAACAGACAAACAATCGACTTACTCCGCTCCAGATAATGCGTTGACGGTAAGTTTTAAGGTAAAGCCTGTTTCTACAAAACACACCGTTAATAAAAAAGAAGTTTCTTATTGGACTGCCAATTGGTCGTCCACAAAGAAATATACATTTAGCACACTTTCGTTATTAACACCATCTACTCCATCTGTTGAGATTACTAATTACAAGCTTACAGCAGAGTTAGATAATATAGACGACACTGCACAGAAGATAGAGTTTCAAGTTGTAGCTAATGATAAGACAACATTTAAAACTAGCAAAACAACTGTAGCGAAGTCTCATGCATCTTTCAGTTGTACTGTCACAGCCGGTAATGAATACAAAGTTAGAGCTAGAGCTTATGACAAATCAGGTCATAAAAGTGATTGGTCTGAATATTCTAGTAATGTTGGGACTGGTCCTAAAGCACCAAGTAAAATTAGTAGCCTTAAAGCTCTTAGCTCAACAAGTGTACAAATAGAGTGGTCGTCTGTGTCAAATGCTACCCAATACACCATTGAGTACACGACTAAGGAAACATATTTCGATACATCAGCAGGTACATCTAGTACAAGTGTATCTGCGACCACGGGTCACTCTGATATTATTACGGGTCTTGATACTGGTAGTGAATATTTTTTTAGGGTTAAAGCCACGAACGATTTAGGGGAATCAGGCTGGTGCCCTATAAAGTCTATTATATTAGGAAAACAACCTAGTGCCCCAACAACATGGTCATCAAGTACTACTGTGACTGTTGGACAAGAATTATATTTATACTGGGTTCATAATTCATCTGATGGATCATCTCAAACATATGCTGAGATCGAATTAACCATTAACGGAACTACTACTACTGAAACCAAAAAGAATGAAAACATCGATGATGAAGACCATAAAGATGATACTAGCTATTACAAAATCGATACATCAAAATACACTGATGGAACTCAGATTAAATGGAGAGTTCGTACGAGAGGTGTATTAGCTACATATTCTGATTGGTCAATACAGAGAGTCGTTGATATTTTTGCCCCACCGACTTTATCACTCACAGCAACTGATAAAGATGGAGAGTTGCTTGATACTATTACTGGATTTCCGTTTTATGTATCAGCAATACCCGGTCCAGACACTCAAACACCAATAAGTTATTCTTTAAGTGTTGTAGCTAAAAATAAATATTCTACAGTTGATTCAATTGGTAATGAAACTATTGTTACTGAGGGCCAATCTATATTTACAAAATATTACGACACAGCTGATGATTTAATGGTTGAAATGTCCGCAGGCAATATTGATTTAGAGAACGGCGAAGAATATACAGTTAATTGCACCGTTTCAATGGATTCCGGTCTTACTGCAACTGATACTTATGATTTAACAGTAGATTGGGAAGAGCAGGATTATAACCTTAGTGCTGAAATAGGAATTAATGATGATGTTATATCTGCATACATCAAACCAATCGCTTATACGACAGATACAGTGTATCGAGTCGTAGAATTACTTGACGGTAATGAGTTTTATACCCTTACTGATGAAGTTCTAACGGGTGATGTTACAGGAACTGGGGTAGAAGATGCAGTAACGGAAGATGGTTATCAAGTTTATGAAACAACTGATGGAAAATTAATTGTCGAACTTGATGGCGATCAAACAGTTGCTGAAGGAGTCACATTATCTGTTTATCGTAGAGAATTCGATGGGACATTTACAGAAATAGCCTCAGGATTAGACAATACTAAAGAGGCATTTGTTACAGATCCGCATCCAGCATTAGATTATGCAAGATATAGAATTGTTGGAACAGATGTTGATACTGGTGCTGTAAGCTATGAAGATATAGCAAGCTATGCTGTGAATGAGAAAGCTGTTATTATTCAATGGGATGAGAATTGGACAGATTTTCATGTCTTAGATGATGAAATAGGGGAGTTAGAAGAACAACCTTGGGAAGGATCTTTCTTAAGATTACCATATAATATTGATGTGAGTGATAATAGATCCCCCGATGTTGAAACAATTAATTATATAGGTAGAAAGCATCCAGTTGCGTATTATGGAACACAGACTGGTGAGACTGCTACATGGGCTATGGATATACCTAAAAGCGATACTGAAACTCTTTATCAGATAAGGAGATTAAGTATCTATATGGGAGATGTCTATGTCAGAGAGCCATCAGGTAGTGGTTACTGGGCACATATAGAAATATCATTCAGTCAGAAGCATACTGAGATGGTTATACCTGTTTCTATGTCAATAACGAGAGTTGAGGGAGGAATTTAATATGTCAATTGATTGGACTGCTTCAATGCAACAGACTTTTGAGTATTACGTGGTCGACCCAGCTACTTGGAAAGACAAAGAAAAGTTAGATACAGTAATTTCATGTACGATTACGTATGATTCAGAGGCGGAGTCATTAGGTTCTGCCTCTTTTGAGGTTACTGATACATTGGGAGAATGTTACATCCGACCATACCTAGTTGCAATTCAAAATGGGGAGACTTATAGGTTCCCTTTGGGGTGCTATTTGGTACAGACACCTTCATCAACATATGACGGGAAGGTCAGAAAGGTCACGATGGATGCATACACTCCATTAATTGAGTTAAAAGAGAAGCAACCACCATTGGGATATTCCGTACTCAAAGGTGAGACGATTATGGATTTAGCATACGAGCTTACTCGAGAGAATGTGCGAGCTCCTGTAGTCGAACCTAAATCAGATGAAGTTATAGGTTATGACTTTGTAGCTAATACTGATGATACGTGGTTGTCTTTTTTAACTGATTTTATGTCTAGTGCAAAATATGAATATGCATTAGATGAGGTTGGAAGAGTACTATTCTCTCCTAAGAAGGAAACACGAACTTTACAACCGGTTTGGACTTTTACTGATGATAATAGTTCAATACTTGAGGCTGATATTTCAATGGACCACGACTTATATGGAATACCTAATGTCGTGGAAGTTATTTACACAAGCACCTATAATCATTTTTATGCAAAAGTCACTAACGACGATCCTAATAGCCCTACATCTACAGTCAATAGAGGACGAGAGATAACTCAAAGAAGCAGTGACCCTAGCTTTAGTGGAGAACCTACCCAAGAACAGATAGAGTTATATGCTGAGAAGTTATTAGAAGAAGCATCTACTGTTGAGTACAGCATCACATACACTCACGGATATTGCCCTGTGCGAATCGGGGATTGTGTGCGTATTAATTATACTCGAGCAGGTCTGACTGATATTAAAGCTAAGGTCATCTCGCAAGATGTGAAATGCTCTACAGGTTGTACAGTTAGTGAAAAAGCTGTATATACAACTAAATTATGGGAGAGTGATAAATAATGGCTTTATCTACAGATTTAATTGCTGCGTTTGTCAAGACAACAAATGATACTAAGACAGAAGATAAAGAGACTACATTATACGGAACTGCTGTAAAAGTTGGAGATACATTATATGCAAGACTCGATGGTTCTGATCAATTAACACCAATTACTTACACCGCAAATATTAAAGAGGGTGAACGTGTTACTGTCTTGCTTAAAAACCATTCGGCTATTGCAACAGGGAATGTTTCATCACCGAGTGTTGGGGATGATGAGATATCTGAAGTTAATAATCAGATTACTGCTACAAACAACCTTATTCAAGCAGTTAATAATGATATTACAGCAATAGATAATGATATTTTAGCACAGAATAATACTATTTCACTTCAGAGTAGTAAGATTGAAGCTATTGAATCAACGGTAAATACTCAAAATAGTACTATCGAAACACTCAACAGTACCGTTTCTACTTTAGATAGTACTGTTAGTACTCAAGGAAGTAAGATTGAAACATTAGATAGTACTGTGTCAACAAATAGTAGTAATATCGAAACACTTAACAGTAAAGTGTCTACTCTAGACAGTACAGTTACTACTCAAGGCAGCACTATTAGCACAATCGATAGTACTGTTCAAACTCAACAAAGTTCTATTGATATTTACAACTCATCATTCAAGATTACAAATGGCCAAGTAACGGGTATTAAGAGTATCACTGGAACTGATTATATTGAGACAAGTGACTTAGAAGCGGATCATGCGACTATTGCTAGTCTTGATACAAAGTACGCTCAAATCGACTTTGCTAATATTAATATGGCAGCAGTCAGTACTTTATTTACTAAATCAGGTATTATTCAGGATTTAGTTGTAGGTGATACATCTATCACGGGTCAATTGGTCGGTGTTACTATCAAGGGTGATATCATCGAAGGTGGAACAGTTGTTGCTGATAAATTGGTTATTGCTGGAACTGATGGTTTATATTACAAACTCAATACTGATGGTGTAACAACTACTGCCGAACAGACCGAGTACAACTCTTTAAATGGTAGTGTTATAACTGCAAAAAGTATTACTGCAGAGAAAGTAGCTGTAAATGATTTAGTGGCTTTTGGTGCGACTATTGGTGGATTTCATATTACAGATTATAGTTTATATTCTGGAGTTAAAGAGTCTGTTGCAAACACAACTCAAGGTATTTACATGGATAGCACGGGCCAGATAAACATCGGAGATTCAGACAGTTATATTCGATATTATCTAGACACCAGTGATAATACATATAAGTTGGATATTTCAGCAGCTGCGATAACTTTAGGCTCTGGTACTAATCTAGCTGAAAAGATAGCAGAAATAGAAGAGAATGTTACTACTTCTTTATACATTACATCTTCAAATGGACTGTTATTTAAAAGCAACAATATTACAACAATATTGCAAGTTACTATATATAGAGGAGCCACTCGTATTACTGATATGACTTCTTTAAAAGCATATATGGGTAGTGATGTGAGCTTACAATGGAGTTTTAAAAGAATGGATGAGGACACAGAATATTTGATTGATTCTAGTGATACTCGAATAAGCAATGATGGTTTTATGCTAACTATATCTGCAGATGATATAGACGCTAAAGCCACTTTTTATTGTCAATTAATTGAAGGAGGAGGAGAATAATGACAGTTAAGGCTTCAAGCCAAATTTCATTGGTCGACGTAACCGATGCATATTCGGTTATATTGACATCAGAGGCATATACATTTGTAGGAGGAACAAACGGAGTTGGCAGTGGATCTGCTTGTGAAACACAGGCAGTCGCATTTTGTGGAACCAACCAATGCTCAAACGTTACAGTTACCGCTTCAGATATTACTTGCCCTACGGGAATAAGTGCCAGCGTTTCAAACAGCGGTTCAAGTGCTGTAACTATTAAATTTACTACTACTGCAACGATTTCTACAGCATGTGAGGCGATAATTCCGGTTGTTGTAGATGGAATTGCTGTAAATAAAAAATTCAGTTTTGCAGTTGCCAAGACAGGTGTACAAGGAGCAACTGGAGCAACTGGAGCAACTGGAGCAACTGGAGCCACGGGTGCTACTGGAGCAACTGGTGCTACTGGAGCCACTGGAAACGCTGGTGCCGACGCAGTAACCCTAAGTATTACGACTAGTAATGGAACGGTTTTTAAGAATAATAGTGGTTCTACTGTATTGACTGCACATGTATATAAGGCAGGTGCAGAGCAAACTATAAATACCAGTACTGGGGTTGTAGCTAATAGCTTAGGAACAATCAAATGGTATAAAGGAACTTCTACTACAGCTGTAGCTACCGCTGGAACATTAACAGTAAGTGCCAGTGATGTTACAAACGTACAGGCATATACTTGCAAGTTGGAGGCATAATCATGAAGATTTTATTGGCAGTTCCGACATTTGAAAGTATTGAACCTGCGACATTTAAATCTATATATGAGTTAAATAAATGTGGACATGATATAGCTTTTGTTTCTGTCACTGGTTATGACTGTGCCAAAGCAAGAAATGAAATAGTCAAGAAAGCATTAAATGATTATTGTGATTATATTTTAATGGTTGATTCTGATATTATTCTACCACAGAATGCACTTCAGCATCTAATTGATCCATTGGTTGATATTTGCTTAGGTGTATATCCAAGGAAGCTAACAGTTACAGGTCAGACAGAATTATTTAAACTAGGCCATACCGACTTTAATAACATCAACAACATAACAATTAATGATATTCAAAGTTGCGGCGTAGATCGCTTAGAAATAAAAGGTGGAGGAATGGGATGTGCTTTAATAAAGACTGATGTTTTTAAGAAAATAGTATTTCCATGGTTTACCTATGTCACATATCCCAACGGTGCTGTATTAAGTGAAGATTTGGATTTTTGTTGTAAGGCAATTGCAAATGGCTTTCATATTTATGCAGATACCAGAGTGAGATGTGGGCATATCAATAAAATCGTGAAATATAGTTAAAGGATGGTGATCATATGACAGTAAAAGCAAGTGCAACAATAACCTTGTTTGATGTATCTGACGGTGAAGATGGCACTTCTGTCACAGTTAAATCTATAGCTTATGCGACTTCAACAACCAATACGAAGCCCTCAACTATATCTGGTTCATTCCCTTCAACTTTAACCAAAGGTACATATTTATGGACAAGGGTCACATATTCGGATGGAAGTAAAGCTGATACTGTTTCATATCTAGGAACAGATGGAGATATTACTGAAGCTATATCCCAGGCAAAAGCAGCAGCTCAGGTAGTTGTGGATGACTTAGAAATTGGTGGAAGGAATTTATTAGGTGGAACAGAAGGTTTATATTTTTCAAAAGCATATTCCAGTTATATAGATAGTGAAACTTATAATGATTTTACTGTTTTAACATGTGACAATACATCTAAGACATCTGGTTATACTGATTTCGCATATGCCTATAACTCATCTTATAATTATTTGGGGAATGTTGAAGCTGATGGTGTATATACTTTATCTTTTTGGTGTAAGGGTACAGTAAACGATAGTGCAGGCCATTCTACTGGGTTTTATTCTTACATGTATAAAGGAACAAATACATCGGGTAAGAATGAATGTGCCGAAGTAATAACTTCACAAGGGTTGGACTGGACTAGCTCGAATGATATTGATGATGGGCGTGCTTCAATTGCTGTCAGTGATGAATGGCAAAAAGTTTGGATTACTAGAAAATTTAATTCTACTGCAAGCACTCCAAAAGAAATTATATTCTTACGTTGCTATTGGGGAACTAGTATCAGCATTTGTGGTCTTAAACTCGAAAAAGGAAACAAAGCTACTGACTGGACGCCAGCTCCTGAGGATGTAGATGATGATATTTCAGACGCGGTCAATGCATCTGAAGCCGCTATGCTTGATGCCTATAAAGATTATCTTAAAACTACGCTTGGTATAGAAGAAGGGTTCACAATGGACCTTAATAGTGTTGATAAATTCCTTAAAGCTGGAATTATTGATAAAGACGGAGCTAGTCTTATGACTCAGACAGAAGACGGATGGGTGTTCTCAATATCTGATCTTCAAAAAGATATTGCTAGTGCTGCTAGTGCTGCATCTTCAGCGGCTGCTACCGCAAACACAGCAACGGGTAATTTGAGTAACTTAAATAAAAACTTAAGCGACAATGGCGTTTGGGATTTAACCAGTCAAATCAAAATAGTTAAATCTAGTGACGGTAAATCAGCTCAAATAACAATCGGTGGATCAAATGAGTTTACGCTAGAACTTACTAATAATCAGATAGCATTTAAACAAGCTTCAGAAACAGTAGCGTATATTAAATCTAATAAAGAATATATTTCCCGAGCTCAATTAACTGATGAATTACAGTTCGGTGGCGAAGATGAAGATCCGAATTACGTATTTAAAACACATAATAACGGAAATAATTTAGGTATTATTTGGAAAGGAGATGACTAGCTATGGCGGCACCTAGTGGAATTGTCTGGGGTAGTATTGTGGGGTCTTATGGTCGTATAGGTATATATGTAAATAAGAAAACCGACTCAAGTACTACTGTTCAGGCGGAGATTCAAGTCTGGTTCTGGTCAAAATATACAGTATCAGATAGCAGTAACGTTTTATATGTTGATGATGGTACGTCTAGTGCTTCAACTAGCAAAGGTGCGGTAACGGTTAAGACTACTGTTGCTTCTGGTGGTGGCTGGAGTACAACAAACCAGGTCAAATTATATACTTTAACCGGTTCATCTGTATCTAAAGGTCAGTCTTCTTCTACTAGATATTGTTCAGCTAAATTAACTAATATTGATCGTGTTGGTGGAACTATGACTGTCAAAGCATCGTACACTATTGGAGCTAAACCTTCTTATAAAGTTACTTATAACGCTAATGGCGGTAGTGG